ATTATGAAAGTAAATAATTTATTAGAAGAATATTATTTATCCTTTGAATACAATAACTTACGAGAAGAAACTAAAGCACAATATAAATACTTTTTAGGTATAGTTTGTTCTACAAATATTGTTAGTAGTAAAAAGTTAGGCAGTTATAAACTGTCTGACTTGACTACAAAACTAGCAAAGTTATCTTACAACAAATGGTGTGAGAGAGGTGTATCATTTGCAAATCATCTTATGTCTGTAATCAGAGTGTTGCTTAATTACGGAATCAATATGGAGCATTGTAATGTAAATCCATTTAGTAATATCAAGAAACGTGTCGTTACACATAGAAAAGTAGTTTGGAAAAAAGAAGACGTTATCAGGTTTCTTGATACTGCATACTCTGATTTCAAGACTAGGAGCATTGGTTTGATTGCTCAAATGGCATATGAGTGGTGTCAGAGATTAGGTGATATGAGACTATTAAAATGGGATAACTTAGATTTAGAAGAAAAACGTATGTACTTACAACAATCTAAAAGAAGAGCAGAAGTATTTTTACCTATATCTGATGAGCTAAATGAGATGTTACTGCAACAGAAAAACGACTATGGGTTTCAAGAGTATGTTGCACCTCGCCCAAGACCTATTAGAGGGTCATACAAGCCTTATTCATTGACTAAGCTACCCATCCTAGCTAGAAAGGTTATGACCTCTGCAGGACTCTCTAATGAGCTACGATTAAGTGACTTACGTAGAACAGGCACAGTTGAAATGGTAGATGCAGGTGTGTCTATGGGTAATATTATGTCTGTAACAGGACATGCTAACCCACAATCTGTTAAACCTTACATGAAAAATACTTTTACAAGTGCTAATCTTGCATTAGAAAAAAGAAAAAATTTGACAGATTTTAAAAAGTATGATACAAGCATGGTATATGCCAACAAAAAGGATGTTATATAATATATGTTTAATATACATGAATATGTAAAACAATTAAATGTAGACAATGGAACTACACAGAGAATGACATGTCCCATGTGTAAATCGTATAAAACATTTACTGTTACAAATAATATGGGTTCTTTACTTTGGAATTGTTACAAGGCATCTTGTTATATAAGTGGCAAAAGTCGTGTCCACTTATCTGCAGAAGATATTCGTAACATGAAAGTGCCACGACACGTGGCATCTTTTGAAATGCCTGAGTATGTAGTTTCACATAAAGATAATATCATTGATTGGTGTAACAGATGGGGATTAGATATAGATGCTTTAGAGTTACAGTATGATGTAAAAGAGAATAGAGTTGTATTCCCTATCAAAGATAATGGCAGAATTGTGGATGCTACAGGTAGGTCTATCCTAAATAAAATACCTAAATGGAAAAGATATGGTAATTCGGACTTGCCTTTTTCATTTGGTTGTGGTAGTATCGCAATCGTAGTTGAGGATTGCATTAGTGCAGGAGTGATTGGTAGTGATGTATATGTTGGGGTAGCTGTGTTGGGTACATCATTATTAGATTCTCACAAAACATTCCTGTCGCAGTTCTCAACTGCAATAATAGCACTTGACCCTGATGCACTACCCAAGTCTTTTGCTTTTGCGAAAGAGTTACGTTCACATGTCAAGACTGTTAAGATACTTAAATTAAAGGATGATTTAAAATATAGAAAGAAAGAAGACTTAAATAATTTGAAACTATTAACCCCAAAGGAGACACAGTTATGGAACTAGCATTAATAAGAAGTTTGATGGAGAAGTCATTTTATGATGACCATCGTGGAGCAAAATGTCCTGATAGATTATTTAGTAAGGATAATAGAAAAATTAAGCAGTCAATAGACAAAGCGATGAGCACTTATGAAAGAAGTGTTACACCTGATGAGATTGAGGCATTGTTCATGTCTAACAATCCAACACTTACGACTGCACAGAAACAAGCCTATTCTAGTTTGTTTAGGCAAATTAAAATGGAACAACCTTTAGGAGAGGATATTGCACAAGAAGTTTTATCAAAATTATTCCAACAAGTCGTTGGTGAAGATATTGCAAATATTGGTTTTGACTATGTTAATGGTTCTCATTCTTCCCTAGAACCTATACGTCAGATACTAGAACAATATGGGGATGATTTTACACCTAATTTAAATGTAGATTGGGATGATATTGAAATAGATACTTTGTTAGCCAAGAATGATTTAGAGGCACGTTGGGCATTTAATGTGCCTACATTAACAAGACAGGTTGATGGTATAAATTCAGGTCATCTAATAGAGATAGGTGCTAGACCAAACACAGGTAAGACTAGCTTTCATGCAAGTTTGTTAGCAGGTCCTGATGGATTAGCACAACAGGGTGCTAGTTGTATTATCCTCTGTAATGAAGAGGGTAGTCACAGAGTTGGTGCAAGATACCTGACTGCATCTACAGGCATGACAATGCGACAGATAAAAGAGAACCCTAGTATGGCAAGAGACTTGTACGCACCAATAAAAGACAATATTAAAATTAAAGATGCTACAGGTCGTGATATGTCTTGGGTAGAGAGTGTTTGCAAATCGTATAAACCTGATATTGTTGTTCTTGACATGGGAGATAAGTTTGCACGTACAGGTGGCTTTGCACGTACTGATGAAGCATTGAAAGCGAATGCAGTTCATGCTCGTATGATTGCTAAAGAACACAAGTGTGCAGTCTTTTATATGTCACAGTTGTCTGCAGATGCAGAGGGCAAAGTATTGCTTAATCAATCAATGATGGAAGGTAGTAGAACAGGTAAAGCAGCAGAAGCAGATTTGATGATATTGATTGCAAAGAATCCACCACAACAAGGTGCAGAAGAAGAGGACTTGCAGAGACATCTCAATGTCGTAAAGAATAAACTTACAGGATGGCATGGTGTTGTCCATTGTAATCTTAACTATCAAGTGGGTAGATACGAAGTATGAGTCAGTTTAATTTATTTAAAGAGCTTCCTAAAAAGGAAGACCCTTTTGTTGATGGTGTTGTTTGTATAAAGTGTGGTATCAGACAACCTATAACACATTACTCTGTGATGAAAGCAGGAGAGATAAAGAGAACCTGTAGGTCTTGCAGAAAGGGACATAAAGATGTCTTAAATAAATTAAGAAAAGAAAATGCATACCCTGATGAAAACTATTCTTGTGGCATTTGTAATAGAACTTTACAAGAGTTAGGTAAGCATGGACAAACTAGATTACAGAATTGGGTTCTTGATCATTGTCATGACACCAATACTTTTAGAGGTTGGGTGTGTCATAAATGCAACACAGGTTTAGGTGGATTCTCTGATGACTTGACAATTATAGAAAGAGCAGTTATATATTTAAAGAAGCATAAGGAAAGAATAAATGAAACTAACGATTGATATAGAAAATACAGTAACAAAAAAAGATGGCAAGATGTATCTTGACCCATATGAAGCTACTAATAAATTAGTAATGATAGGTTGTCTTGATGACAATGGCAATGAAACTATATATGATATGGACAGTGGTTTTGTTGACGTACAAGATATGTTAAATAAAGCTACAGTTCTAATAGGACACAACGTTACATACGATTTGATGTGGTTATGGGAGTGTGGTTTTAAATACAATGGTGTTATATTTGACACCATGTTAGCAGAGTATGTATTAAGTAGAGGTAATCCTGAGAAATACTCTTTCTCACTAGAAGCATGTGCAGATAGACACGAGCTAAACACAAGGAAACAAGACACATTAAAGGAATATTTCGCTAAAGGAATGGGCGTTGATGAGATACCTAAACAAGAATTAAAAGAGTATTTGAGAGCAGACTTGAAAGCAACACAAGAGTTATGTGCTAGTCAATATAAAAAGTTAATAAACTCACCTCTAATGGATACAGTCATACTTACAAACAAAGTAGCTATGACTCTAGCTAGAACACATAGGAATGGATTTAAGGTAGATCAAGATGTCTTAGAATCTGTAAGAAAAGAATTTGAGGCAGAGAAGATATCTATAGAGAAGAGGTTATCTGCTCAAGTGAGAGACTTGATGGGTGATACACCTATTAATCTCAACAGTCCTGAACAAATGTCTTGGGTTATATACAGTAGAAAACCTAAAGACAAATCGTTGTGGGCAAATTATTTCTCTCCGTACATGGATAAAAATGAATACAAAGATTTAGTTAGAGAACATTCTGATGTTGTGTATAAAACAACTGCAGTAAAATGCTCTGACTGTAATGGAGAGGGATACTTTAGAAGAACAAAAAAAGATGGTACACCATTTGCCAAACCAAGCAGATGCCCTACGTGTAACACACAAGGATATTTATTTATTTCTAATAAGAATGTTGCAGGTCTAAAGTTCTCTGCACCTACTGCTAAATGGGTTAGTGCAAATGGTTTTACTATAAATAAAAATTATTTGGACACGTTAAGAAGTGTAGCAAAAAGAAATGGCATGACAGATGCAGTCAACTTTTTGACAGACTTACAGAGGTTATCTGCATTAGATACATATCTTTCATCTTTCGTTGATGGTATCAAAGCACATGTAAAACAAGATGGCATGTTACATGTCAGACTGTTGCAACATAGAACTGCAACAGGCAGATTTAGTGGAGCAGACCCTAACATGCAGAACATGCCTAGAGGTGGCACGTTTCCTGTAAAGAAAGTATTTGTTTCACGTTGGAAAGGTGGCAAGATTCTAGAAGCAGACTTTGCACAGTTGGAGTTTAGAACTGCAGCCTATTTATCACAAGATAAGGTGGCAATAAATGAAATTAAAACAGGCTTTGACGTTCATGCTTATACGGCTTCAGTTATTTCAGCTTCGGGTCAGAGTACAACTAGACAAGAAGCTAAAGCACATACCTTTGCTCCGTTATATGGTGCGACTGGGTTTGGCAGAACAGAAGCAGAAGCAAAATACTACCAAGACTTCACGAAAAAGTACAAAGGGATCGCACTATGGCATTCCAGATTGGCTAAAGAAGCTCTAGAAAAGCGTAGTATTACTACACCATCAGGTAGACAATTTAGTTTCCCTGACGTAGAGAGAAGAAGAAGTGGCTCAATATCTCACTTTACACAGATAAAGAACTATCCTGTTCAGAGTTTTGCAACTGCAGATATAGTGCCACTAATTTTAGTACATATTGAAGATAGATTGCAATCACTAAACTCTTGTATTGTGAATACAGTTCATGATTCAATAGTGATTGATGTTCATCCTGATGAAATAAATAAAGTTGTGCATACAATTAAAACAATTAATCAGGATATAATAAATATTGTAAATCAACAGTTTGGCATTGACTTCAATGTGCCTCTTTTATTAGAGTCAAAAATAGGTAATAATTGGCTTGACACAAAAGATGTTGCGTGATATAACTAAGAAACTTTGGAAAGGAGAATGTTTATATGAATGAAGTAGTTACTATAAATACAGAAAGTTATGCCTCTATGGCAAAGGCAATGGGTTTGCCTGTCAATAGTGGTGAAAGAAAAGTTAACATCTTAAATAGATTAAAGATGCAACACAAGCCTATCATAGGAGATGATAAGGTTTTAGTGAAAGGTGGTAGCTTAAAGTTTGAAAAAGTAGGAGACAGTCCTGTATTCTATTATGCAGAGAAAGCAAAATTTAGACCTTTCTTACAAAGATTTATGTATAAGAGATATTATAAGGATGTAAATAGATACTCTAATACTATAATGTCTGATAATCTAAATATAGATTTGAAAGATGATTATGGTACTTTTAACTGTGGTAAGCCTACAGGATATGTTAGAGACTACAAATCTCTACCTGAAGCAACAAAAGCTATTATAAAATCTGTTCAAAGACATAGGGTAGTTTTTGGGACTCTTGAATTAGAAAAGCCTGTTAAACTTATAGATGGTAGAGAAGTAGAAGAAGAGTTAGCTACGTTTCCTATCATATGGGAGATTAACAGTAATGTTATATTCAAAGATGTAGGAGAGATATTTTCTAAGTTCGCTAACATGGAAAGACTTCCATTACAACATGTTATTAATATGGATGGCACTGAAATGTATTACACTAGTAATACAGGTGAAAAATATTATAAGCCTACATTAAAAGTTGACTACACTAAAAAAGTAGAAATAACAGAAGAAGATCATAAAATGTTTGGAGACTTTTTAGATTGGGTAAAAGCACATAATGATAACGTTATTAGACAGTGGGATGAAAAAGTTGCAGAACGTCAAAATGAAATATCAGATGATGATGCTAACACTGTTGAACAGTTTATAGATGTTGAACTAGAATCTAATGAGAAGCAATAATCCATTTAAAGTTCATGGTATAAATTACCTTTCGCCTAGCAGTATAAACACCTACATAAGCGACATGCCTATGTGGGTGGCTAGGTATTTGTTTAAGATAAAATCTGCAGGTGGTGCTAGTGCAATGAGAGGCATTGCTCAAGAGTACGTACTAGCAGAAAAATACGAAAAAGGTAAGTTTGACTTTGACTTGTTAGAGATGAAGTTTATGACTTTGTGTACAGAATCTATGATTGATTTGGGAGACATGAAAACTGAAAAAGAAAGGAGACAGTTAAAAGATTATGGCACTATTCTTGATAATAATTTTAAGTATAAAAATTTAGAAAAGTATCAAGAAAAAGTAGAAATACAATTAGATGATATGCCCATACCTATTATTGGATACATTGATTTTAGGTTTAAAGATAAAATAGTAGATTTAAAAACATCTGCGAGAATGCCTACACAACCAACTGAAGCACAGAAAAGACAGATGGCATTTTATTCTATGGCATATCCAAATAATAGTGTAGATTTATTTTTTGCGACACCTAAGTCACATAAAAAATTTACACTTAAAAACTTAACTTCTTACAAAAAGCAACTTGAAAAAGTTGCCTATGGCATACAGAAGTTTTTGTCTATCAGTGATGATAAGCATGAGTTGGCTTCTTTTGTTTATCCTAACCTTGACTCTTGGATGTGGAATGTTAAGATGAAAGAAGAAGCAAATAAAATATGGAGTGTAAAGTAATGTCAGAAAAAAAACTTGACGAGCTAAAAGCTAATATTGAAAATATGGAAAAAGAGTTAGCAGAAGCTAAAACTGCCTATCGTGAAATGAGAACGAAAGGTTTAAAAGATGCTATGGAAGCTAAGAAATTAGCAGACGAAGCAGTAAAAGAAGAGCTAAAAGCATTGGGTTATACCTATAATACTAGCTCATCTTATAAAGAGTGGAGTCCCTTTACAGGTTGGAGAACCTTCCTATAGTGTCACCACATAAAGCATATCGTAATGCTTTGAAGCATGGGTATAGGAGTGGGTTAGAACATAAGTTATCTGTCTACCTTAAAGAACATAAGTTCAAATTCTCCTATGAAGCTATAAAAATAGAATGGGAAGACTTGTCTTATCGCACCTATACCCCTGACTTTATATTAGACAATGGTATAATAATAGAAACCAAAGGTAGATTTCTAGCCTCTGATAGACGTAAACATTTAGCAATACAAAAACAACATCCTAAACTTGACATCAGATTTATTTTTACTAATAGTAAAGTTAAGTTGTATAAAGGAGCAAAGTCAACGTATGCTCAATGGTGTTTAAAATATAATTTTAGATATTATGACAGAATAATACCTGAGTGTTGGCTAAAAGAAAAAGGAAAAAACAAACATCCTGCATTCATAAAGTTTGTAGGGAAAAAGGTAAGGAGATAGTTATGGCAAAATTTAATAACAGAGGTAATCATTTTTTTATAGAGGTTATTCCTGATATAAATGAAAAAGGAGAATGGCAAGGGCAATATCAGTTAGCTATTCAAGCAAGAAGATTAAATATAGATGATGAAAGTTTTTTTGCATTAGAGAACGTTTGTCAAATAGCATGTGCATCTTTAGCTCTCATGGAAGATGATCCTTCATATAGACAAAAGGTTCATGACTATTTGTATAGCACTGATGATAGTAGTGGTATTAAGAATAAAAAGAAAGTAAA